TAACCCTGGCCTGGTTTCCGGCGGCCAGGGCGGGCACGCCCAAGCGACTCAGATGTAACCTGATCTCGTTGATGGTGCGGGCGGTGGCGTTGGTGAAGGGGATGGCATACTTCACAAACGCCCCGGCCGCATCGTTAACGCCCAGGCCGCCGTGGTCGGTGCCGTCATAGGCCCGCATATTCGGCGAGACCAGCGGGCGTGCGGGCGAGTGCTGCACCTTCCACTTCAGGGTGTCCGCACCCGCACCGGCAGGGTCGTGCACCCCCACCATGACCTGGGCAGTACGGAACCCGGCGGTGTCCATATTACCCAAAATGGCCGACGCCGCCAGGGAGAACCCCGGGGCGAGCATGGCCGGACTGCAAACGTCTCCCAATCTGCCCATATCTTGCTCCTTATCTGGTAACGCCCCCGGGCGGCGGTGCCTTGCGGCAACCGCTACCCGGGCGGCGGTTAGGTTGTGGGGTTAGGGTTTAGGGTTAGGGCCGCACGCCGTTCGCCAGGCAGAAGCTCACGGGGTGCCGCACGCCCACGTCGCCGAGCAGGGAGGCCCGGATCCAGGTTTGGTTATACCGGAACGCCGTGCCCGCATCCTGCGAGGCCCGGATTTCCAGCACGCCCCAGCGGGCCAGGAGCAGGTCTTCCCAGTTGCCGAAGATGATCTCGGAGCAGTTGACGCTGCCGCCCTTGGTCAGGTTGATGGGGATGCGGGTTGTGGTACGGAACGGCATACCCAGCATCGTGCCCTTGAACGGGGCGGTCACGTCCGGCTGGAGCATATACTGGCCGGTGCCCGCACCGCCGGAGGCGTCCCGGATTTTGCGGAGGGTGTTAAACGTGCGGGGGTTGAACACCCAACCCAGCTTGCCCACGTCGGCGTCGTCGGCCTCGATGGAGTAGAGGATGTCGTAGCAATCGTCCAGGGTCGGGATGGCCCCGTTGCCCACGTCGGCGGCCAGGACGTGGGTGTTGATGCCGACGGTGTTGGTCACGCCCCGGGGCTCGGAGAGCAAGCCGGAGCCACGGATGGCGGCGATGTCGAACGCCCCGGCAATGGCCCGGGAGAGGTCGTTCTGGAGCAGGTTGAGGATGCCCGGATTGCTGAGCATAACGAGGCGATTGGATACCCGCGAGAATGCAGCGCACTCGTGCGGCACCATCGAGAGCTTCTCGAACGCCAGGTCCTTTTCGGGCTTCTCGGCGTTCTCGTCTACCCACTCGGCGGTCGTGCTCTGAGCCAGCCGGGCGATTTCCACGGGACTGCCCACGAGGCCATCGAGGATCGTTGCGCCCAAACCCTCGACCACGGAGCGGGCCTTGAGCGAGTCGATGAAGGCGGCGGCCAGGTACTGCGTGGGCACGAGCGCCCCGCCGGTGGAGACGGCCGCCATGCCCATCGTCCGGGCCACGTCGGCGGAGTCGGCGGCAACCTTGCGCTCGAACTCGGCGTCCTTCCAGTCGCCGGAGATGAGGCCCCGCACGAGCCGGAGCATGTTAACCTGCGGCACGGCCCCGTCGGGCTTGGTGTCGCTGGCGACCCGCTGCTTGTTCAGCTCCTCGAGCTTCTCGATGCGTTTGCGGGTATCCTCGGCCGAGTCGCCGATCTGCGTCACGTTCGCCAGGATGCCGGAGGTGCGGGCGTCGATCTCGACGAGCATTTTCCGGAAGGCCGGGGCGTTGAGGTCGCCGTGGCAGTGCGGGCACGCACCCTCGCTGCGCTCGACGACGCCGTTGCAATACGGGCAGGTGATGGTAGCTGCGGAAGTTCCCATAGCGTTACTCCTTTTTCAGATTGGCCGCAACAGTGGCGGCGGTTTGTGCCAGCCCCGCATAGCCCGGGGCCGGGGGTTTGGCGGTTCCGATACCCCGGAACGTCAGCAGTTCCTCGTATCCGCTGCGGGGGGGCGCAACCGGCTCCGGCTCGGTCACGGCGTCGGCATTATTGCCCGCCGTGCCACCTTCGCCTTGCGTACCCGCATCGCTCGAGTTCTGCGTCCGCTCGAGGGTAGCCTTTGCGTCGTTAAACGCTGCAACGCCCGCCCCGATGGCGGCCGTTAACTTCTCCATATCTGCCCGCAAGGCGGCCACGGGGTCGGCCGGGGGCTCGCTGGGGGTAGTAGGGGCGGCGGGGGCCACGTCGCCGGGCACAACGGCCCGCACAGGCTCGGCCTCGGGTATCCATACCCCGCCGGTGCGCTCGTAACCCCGCATATACGCCCGGGCGACGCCGTTGCCCTCGTCGGCCGAGTGCTGCATGGCATCCGGGTCCGCCCCGATTGCAACCAGCGAGAGGTCCCGCTGGCGGTATTCGGTGATGACGCCTTGGAGGCGGTTGATTTCCTCGGGCTTGAGTTCGATGCCCTCCTTGGCCAGGATTTTAAGCATCCGGGGCGGGTCCATCTCCATCGTCTGCCCGGCCCGATACCAGCCGATGGATACCATCCGCATGATACGGTCCACGCCGTATAGGTGCCACCACTCTTCGGCGAGGTCGGTGGTGCCAAACCGCACCGTCTGGTATCTGCCATCCGGCAGGAACTCGTCCTGGATGACGTTGCCGATAACGCACGGGCGGCCGTCGGCCAGGTCGAGCCAATGGTAGGGCACCACAATCGGGTTCCGGAGGAAGTCCTTGGAGGTCTTCTTACCGGCCCCGGCCGTGATGACCATGTTATCGGAAGCCAGCCTGGCAGATTGCGCCAGGAACCGGATGGTGCGGTCTTGCTGGTTGATGTCCCGGGCCATGCAGGTGTCGTCTACCCGCCGGATTGTTTTGTCATCGTTTGCCATCGTCTCCTCCTTGCCGATTGGGTTCGGTATCACGTACCATGCGGTCATTTATCGGTTCACGGTCTGCCCGTTTGCGTTTGCGGGCCTTGGCCTTGGGATACATGGCCTCGTCGTCGTTGCTATTGTCTTCGGTCTCGATTCGCTTGGTCATTTTAGCTCCTATGCTTTGGCCGTAACCCGGAGGCTGATATCCTTGTCGGTGTCGATGAACCGGCCAATCTTGCGGCGGTCCTTGGGGGGTTTGGTTCCGGCCCGCTCGTCAAACGGCCGCCCCTTGCCGGAGCGTCCATTTATCTCCTCGAGTTCGATTGTGGTGACGCTACCCTTGGTGGATACCCCCGTCACCCTGTACGTTGTGCCCTTGGGTACGAGTACCTCGTGCTGGCTCGGGGGGCCTTTTATCTTTACGCCCGGGGGGCCGGAGTCGTAAAGGTTGCTCACGTAACAACCGGTGCGGGGTTGCGATATCTTGATGAGCACCGAGCGCTCATAGCCTACCTCCATAAACTCTCCGGCAACCTTGCGGCTCGTGCTGAAGGAACTTAGGCAATCGAGGGTCATTACGTTGCCCACGGCGGCCTGGTCCTTGTATGCGTCCCACGCCTTGCCGGATAGGTTCATCCCTCGGTAGAGGTACTCCGACTCGAACCCGCCATTGGTCGCCGCCATGAGGCTTCGCAGATTGTTCAAGTCCCGCTCTACGATTGGGATGAACGAGGGCTTAATGGATAGGGCCTCCCCTCGGTCCATCTGCCTCATATCTGGATACATGCCGCCCGATATCCAGTTGTCAAGCGACTCGTAGAGCGAGTTCTGCTCGGCAATGTCAAGCCCGTCGAAGTACTCTTTAGGTGACGGTCTGGATTCAATGTCGCCGGTATTTTGCACCGTGCCGGGCTCCTCGTCTGCCCCGCCCCCGGCCCCCGGAGATATGGATACGGTGTCGTCGATAACCTCCACGCACCGGCAGTTGATGATCTCTCCGGCGTCGCCGTTCCAGTCGCCTGGATACATGCACCCCGTTGCCTTAAACGCCTCGGTGATGGGTATGATACCCTCGGCCTCGGCCTCGGCATGGGATTCCCGAACCTGCTCGTCCATTGCGGTGAGCCATCCGTGACCCCCCACGCCCTCGGCAATCATGCTCTCGTGGCGGGCATACCCCGCACACTCGCCGGTCTCGGTGCGGGCAATGGTAAGGGCACGGGACTCCTGGAAGTTAAATACCTGCCGCACCCGGTCTTGGAGTTGTGCGGTGGTCTCGCCTTGGGCTATGCCTTGCGATAGTTGCGCCTTCAGATTGTCCCGGAGCGTGGTATTGGTCTCGATGATCTTCAACTCTTTATCATTCATGGCCGCCACAACGGCGGGGTCGGTAAGGTTGAAGAGCATATTGCCGCCGATGCTTTTGGACGCCTCGCTGGCGGATGCCATCATGATGTCGCCATATATCGGCCGGGTTACTTGGGCAAGGCGGGCGTCCCACTCCTTGCGGGCGAAGAGTAGGTTCGCCGCAAGCTCGTCCGCAACGATGGCATCCGGGGCACGCCCCTGCGCCAGATTGCGGTCGGCCCGTGCGGCCAGGGTTGCCAGTTGCTCCCGCCGCAGTTTGAACAAATAGGTTTTATAGGTCTTGCCAAACCGCCGCTCGAAGGGGGTTAGCAACCGCACCCAGGACGTCCACGTGTCCGCCTTGGAGGGTTTAATCCTTCTTACCGCCGGTGCTTTTGGTAAAACTCCAAGGGCGGGGGCGAGGACGTCGTTGCCTCGGGATGGGTCGAGGGTAGCGTCCCCACCCCCGTGCTCCTTGGCCTTATCGCCTACCGGTGCTCCGGCGGCTGATACTGGCGAGGGCAACGCCGGGGGCGCAGCGGGCTCCGGAGGATTGTTAGCCTCTTCGAGGAGCACGTCGGCAGGGGTAAGCCCGGCGGGCATCCAGGCCACGTTACCCCACGCTACATCTTCCATGCCCAAGTTCAAGCGAGCGTTAATCTGGTTCAGATCGTATCCCAGGTCCTTGAGGGCCTTTGCGTTGCCCAGCTTCTCTGCGAAGTCCTCCTGCAAGGATTCAACCTGCGAGAGGTCGAACGCCCCCCAATACCGGCCGCCCTCCACCCACCGGAACAACTGGGCATAGTAGATGTCTTCGAGGTAGCGGATAAGAGGCACAATCGCCATCCGCCAAAACGCCTTGTCTTGCACCCGGGCATTGGCATAGTTGACCTGCTCGTAAACGGATAGCACGGTCAACGGCACCCGGAAGAGCATGGCAATCTCCTCCCGGGCATACTTGCGCTGGGTGACGAACTGCATGTCCTTGGGATTGGTGCCGAACTCCTTGAAGTCTGTTGCGCCCGCCAGCACGCCGATGGAGAAGGCGTTATCGACGCCCCCATGTTTCTGTTCCATCGAGGCCTTGATACCGTCCCGCTGGGGTTGCGTTGTTCCCGGGGCCACCATTACGATACCGCCCAGGGTGGTGCCGTTCTGGAAGAAGTTCCGGTTATAGAGTAGGGCATACCAGTCGGTCTCGGTGCCTACCTGCCCAGCCTTCCAGGGGGCCACGCCCCGCAACGGGTTCTTCGGGTCGGGTATCCGGGGCCGCACCAACTGGTAGTCTTGCAGTTCCTTGCCGCCGCTGTTCTGCCCCCACAGGGTGGGCATACCGTTCTGAGTGTCGATAAGGCGGAAGTCGTTGCCCGAGCGGGGCCACAACTCGTCGGGCACGTCGGCCACGTTGTCCCGCCCCTGGGCGATAGTGCAGCACTCGCCGTCGGTTAGCAGATACTTGACGGTGAGGTCCCAAAAGAGAGTGGCAGACCCTAACCGGGGGTCTGGTGCCTCGAACAGGTGAACCAGTTTGTTACTGTTGTCTTCCACGGGCACAAACTCGGCGTCCCGCTGCATGGCCCGGGCGTGGGAGTGGCCGTTGCGGTCCAAGGCAAACCGGCGGCGGTTGAACTCGTTGCGCCCCCGGGCCGTCTTGGCATTGGCGGCGGTATAGATGCCAAAGGGCACGGAGGCAAGATTGTCCGTTATGGCCCGGATACAGGCATTAATGACCGGGTGCTGGGCAAAAGGGTCGGTCATGGGCTCGGACGTGTTCATAACGCCCGCACGTGCGGCCGTCTTGAAGAAGTCCTTGTCCGCTTGGGTCGAACGGAGGCCGAGTAGGCGCAGGGCAATCCGCTCCCTGAGCGTGGGGGCACGGCCCGGGCCGCCAATGTAAGTTAATTCACCCATTCGAACTCCACCTTGTATTGTTCGGCGAGTTGCTGAGCGATGCTTTCATAAGTATCGGCCAGCCGGTAATGGTCTTCGCCCTTGGTCCAGATAAACCGCCCGGCCCCCTTTGCCGCCGTGGGGTCAAGGGTGCGCACCGGGACGCTCATCTGGTAAAAGAACTGCTCAACCCCCTGCGCCTGTGCGGGCCACTGCACTCGCCCCTGCGCCACGGCCGCAAACGAGGCGTCCATGACCGCCGTGCGATTGGCCCGCACAACCTTCCGTCCGGTCTCTTGGTCCCATTGCGGCTCGATGGGCTTGGTCATCTCGCTGCTGCCAAACTGGCACGCCCAAACCGGATAGAGGCAGTCGACCGCAAACTCGGCCACCTTATGCACCTCGGGTAGGGCGTCGATCACTATAACCTCGGGCTTGAGTTGATTGACCAAGTTCATCAAGTCGCCAAAGCCCGCCAGGGTGCCAATGTAGGCGGCACGCCGCACCCCGTCCTTGCCAATCCTCGAGGCCTTAACGTGGAGCACGGCCCCCACGTCCACCCCCATAACCACGGAGGTGCCGTCGGGCTTGCCCTTGCTATCAACCCCCAAGGCCCAGTCGTTCATCTTGGGGTCGATACATTCGGTTAGCATGGCAAGGGTAAGGGAGCTCGACTTGGGCATATAGTAGACGCCCAGTTCTGACTCGTGGAACAACTGCAACGCCGTCTCGTTATGCTGCGCCAATACAAACCGGCTGAACAACTCTTGCACGTCCGCCGAGGGGGTAAAGAGTTTGCTGATCTGGTAGCCCGATAACCCCCGCACCTGCGTTTGCTGCGTGGCCACCCAATGGCCGGGGCCGAGGCGGTTGAAGGGTTTGCCGCAGGAGGTGCATACCGGCCGCCCTTGGGCATCACGTAAACGCCAGCCCCCGTCCTTGGCCTCCACGAACTGAGCATACCAGTCCAGCGTCTGGTCAGTGCGGCAGTGCTCGCACTGAACCTGCCACTGCTTGCGGTCGCTGCGCTCATAGAGGAAGCCTACCGTATGGTGTGCCCCGGGCTTGCGGGGGTTGCCGATGCTTAGGATGCGTTTGTAGGTTGACTCGGATAGGCGGTCCAGGGCCATGCCCAAGTTCGCCGGGTTGCAAAGGTCCCGCTCATCGATGATTAGCCTATCCGCTGGGAACTGGCTAAACTCGCCGGGGGTATTGCTACCCACAAAATGCATCGTCCCTGCCCCGAAGTGTTTAAGGCTGCGGGCATCCGACGCCCCCCCGTTCATGCTATCGCCCGCCCCCTTGATACATGCGGCATAATAGGGCGAGCGGGCTAACTGCTTGTCTACCCGGTCGGCGACGAACCGATTGCGCTCGGGGTAGCCCGGCAAGACATAAAGCACCGATAGCCCGTCCCGGGCCTCGGTGTAGGCAACCACCATCGCTATCTCGGTGATACCGCACTGGACACTCTTCTGGACCACCACGTGGGGGGCCTTGTCCGTGATGATATCTAGCAGATACGGGCGGCCCTTGAGGGTCATGGGCTCGCCTTTGGTGGTTACGTGAAACTCCAGATAGGTGTGGAGGGCCGGGTGCTGGCGGTAAGCATCCTCGAGCGGCACGCCCAAGGGGGCAACCCACCGAGTCTTCTCCTCGGCGTTGCCAATCTCGGTATTAAGGCCCGGCACGCTAACCCCCTGCGCTATCATGGTGAGGAAGAACTGGTCGAGGCCAAGGTTCATCGCCTTGACCGTTCGCAGGAATCTTGGGCTAACTCTATGAAGGCCGGGCTGCATGTTTACCGCTTACCCCTCCACTAACACGATGGTGGCAATCCGCTCCGCTATCCTTTGCCGCACGCCGGGGTCTGCTACCTCCTCGTTAATGATTGCGATGATCTGGTTCGCCAAAACAGCAACCTGCCGGGGGTTGATGTTCGACTTGGTCATGTTAGCAATGCGTTCGATACGCTCGGCCGTGCGGCCAATCACCTCGGTGTAGCCTTGCACGGCGGGGCCTATCTGGATATAAGAGGTGGCGAGCCTGTACTGACACAGTTCACAACTGCCGGGCAACTGTGAGTCGCCATCACCCTCGTCCACGCCCCCCTCTGCCAGGGGCGGGGCAACCGGCAACCGCTCGAGCAAGGCCCCCAGCATGGTCTTGAGCAATACCAGTTCGTCGCTCAACCCCATCGCCTTTTGTGCCCCCGGGCCATACTTGTCCAGGATGGAGGTAAATTGCCCGATGCGGTAAATGTTACTAACGCCGTCGCCTTTGGCGGTTGCCCCCCGCACAGCGTTTTGATGGAAGGGGCACAGTTTAGAGCGGCCCTTAATGCGGTGCTTGCAGCGTTTTCCGTCTCGGTTAACGGCCTCGCATTGCGCCCCCTCCTTCTTCTTTTTTGTTTTGGGAGTCATGAGTTTGGTCGCCCCCTTTGCGGGCGGTGAAGATTTTTTAGGGTTCCAGAGTGTCGAATAACATCCTACCCACCAGAGTATCACACCCCTGTCTATATACAATGTCCCCGAAACTGACACCATTGAAATCATTAAACTTCCGCCCAAGACTAAAAATACCGCCAAAACGCCTCCCTCGAGAGCGCTTTGGCGGCGTTTTTTGCCCGCCTATCTGCCCAAACGCCGAGCCCGCTCCACTGCCTCCTCCCGTTCCCTGGGGCAAGGATCGCCGCACAACCGGGCAATTCCCATCGGTCCGTTCGTCCCATAATACCCGCACACCCGCTGCAGCCGCTCCACCGCTCCGGGTGTCAACCGCACGCCCTCGGCGGCGGGCAGGGGCCGCAACTCCAGGCACGTGCAAACCCCCCGCTCGCACTCAATCCGCATGACGCACCGTCCCTTTGCCGCCGCAATACGGGCACGGCACCGGCCGGGGGTGCGGTGTGTAACTATCGGCCGTCGACGAGTTGAACATAATATTCCGAGCCCGTGCCAGTTCGGGGGTTGTCCAGTAGGCGACATGAATGACTCGATACCCCCGGCAAACCTCGCACTCTCGCACGGGCCGCACCCCCGCACCTCCACCTCCGAACAGTGCAAACACCCACTCACCCATCCACTTCAGAAGCTTTCGCATCTAACACCTCCTCGAGGTAGTATCCAATAAACCGCCTCGGCGGTATCTCCTTGAGCGCCTTGCCCCGAGTGCAAACGTACCCGGTCACGCCGCCCCCGAAGTCGATGAAGTGGCAGCCCTTGCCCACCGGCCGGTCCGAGCCGGGGTAGCACGGAACCGTCTCCCGAGTCCCCAGCCGCCCCCGATACTTGCCATCGGCCCAAAACCGCTCGTCCGTTTTTACGTTGCGGACGATCATCGCTTGCCCCCCTTACCATCAAGTTCTCGAATCCACAGGATAAACTCGTCTAGGCCCGCCGCAGCGTCCCCCAAGGCCACGCCGTCCTGGGTGGCAATACCGGCCACGGCCGCCGCCAGGTAAACGATGCCGCCGAGCAACTCCCGGGCCGCCGCACGCCGCCGGGCAGAGTCTTCGGCACGAACCACGTCCGGCCGCCGAGGTGAACCTCCTTCGCCCAGGCCCCCTAGCATGGCCCCGCCCAAAACCTCGTCGCACTTCTTCACAACCTGGCCAAGCGGAAAGCCCAGGCCGATGTTAGTCTTCTGAATCCAGATGATAGGCTGGTCGACCCACGCCTCGCCGGGCCGGGCGTGCCGCTCCTTGCCCTTGCCGCACGCCGCCTGGCGCAAGGCCGCCTCCAGTATCAACTGGAGCTCCTCGTAGCCCTCCGGAATCCGCTCCGCAAGTTCTTCCTCCCGCAGCATTTTACACCTCCCCACCGTCTGCAATCCGGGCCAATATCTGCCCATGACAAATTACCGACTCGTCGGCCGTCAGAATTCCCATGCCGCCACACCAGCAACCCAGCACCTTGCCCGCCAGCTCCTTCCGAGCATCCGCCACGAGGTCGGGCCGCTCTCGAAGATACTCTCGGAACCCCTCGAGGGCGTCGGAGCGAGTAACCCTCGCTCCGATGGCCACCGGATTGCCCCATTTACCCGGCCGCCCGATATAGACATCGAACGGCCGCCCATACTTGCGATTGACGACGGTAGTCCGTCGAGCGTGGCTGTTCCCGCAATCCATCACCCACCAACCTTGCGGCCCTTGGCCCCGCCGCCCAAGGCCGCCACGCCGTCGGCCCCCCGCCGCAACCTTGCCTCCCAGTCCGTGTCCTCGAGCCACCGGCCCTGGGTGCTAAGGGGCTGCAACACCCCGACCACGTTCTGCTGGGTGGCATAGCCCGGAGCCCGAAGCACAAC